GGATGGCCTGCTGCAGAACTACCTAGTGTAGATAATAATCCTTTTAATAATTTACCTGTGCCTTTTCTAACCGTCTTATTTAGTAAAGGTGCTGACGCTATGGCAGCCGTGGGCATTGGATTGTTTGCAGCCCAGTCAAGTAATGTTGCTTGTGAAACTTTATCATCGGTTTTAGGATCGACGAATGCGCCGATCTCGTCGTTGTATTTAATTGGAACCTCTGGTGTTTTTTCTTCTGCCGCTAATGCAGTTGCTAATAAGGGTAGAGTAGCTCCTCCTGCTAAAAGCATTCTACCTCTTCCACCAACCATGCCTGATGCTTTAGTTAAAGCTTTAAAAAATATATTGTCAGGATTTTGCTGATATAATTTAAAAAATTGTTCTGGTTTATCTAATTTAGAAATAGCTCTTGCTGTTTTTTCTCCTTCAACTTCTTTAACAAAATTATATTTGCTTTGTTCTATTTCTTTTCTTAAAGTTCCAAATGCAGGATCATTTGGATTTTTAGTATAGTTGTCATAAAGTTTATTGTGATAAATTATATTTTTAAAATAATTTTTAAGACCCTTTGTTCTTTTTCCTAAATCACCTTCACCTTTTAGTAATGATTCTTGAGGCGTAACGGCAGTTGGTTTACCATCAACAAAGTCAACATATCCTATTTTATAACCACCCGTTTTATCAGAAACTATTTTGCTTATTCTTGCTACTTCTTTTTTATAATCGTTGTAACTAATATCTCCAGCAGCGTGAGCTTTAGCAGCATCTAGCAATTGTTTATCAAATTGTTTTTTAAATTGATTTAAAAAATTAGTAGTTCTTTCTGCTGTTAATAAATATTTTCTGGGTAGGTTAAAATCTTTAATAATTGATTTAGGTAAAGCATGTTCTAGTTGAGAGCCGGCTGTGGTAAAAGCAGAGGCTGCTTCTTCTACTGCTTTTACTGTTTTAACAGTTTTGGGAGAATATCCTTTTACTGTTAATAAAGATTGCATAAATCCAGGATCTGGAAATCTTCTTAAAGTTTTTAAAAAATCTTTAGATACTCCTGCTCTTTCTGGATTTTCTTTTATTCTAACTATATTACTTAACAAAGATTTTGGCGTGAGATTTAATTCTTTTGCTAGTTTTTTAACTATAGGAGAATCTACTTTAATTTCTGTAGTTGGTAATTTTGTTGTTTTTAATTTATTTATAATTGATTCAAATCTTTTTGTAACTTCAGGGTTTACACTTTGTTGTCCTAACTGAACGTTTTGTGTTATTAATTTTCTTAAACCAGAATCTTTAAAACCTGTTCTACTTGTGTATCCCGCAATTTTAGCTCCTTCCGGTGCATATTTTTTTGCAATTGCTCCAGCCTCTTTCATGCTATCTAAAACAGTATTACCTTTAGTATTTGCAAACTTTACAAATTCTTGTTTTGCTTTTGGATTATTTAAAATAATTTGAGCAGGAGATACACCTTTAGCTGTTGTTCCTATAACTCGTGGTCGTTTGTCTAATTCTGTTTTTGTAATTTTTGTAGGTAGTTTACCTGCAATCATATCTTTAATAACAGATTCTAAAGTTGTAGAACTTTTACCTTTAAAATTTGGTAAATATTTTTTCGTAAGTTTAATTGTGCTTAAACCACTTAAATAATCTTTTTTAAGTGCGGGTAATTTTCCCTCTAATAAAATACGATCGGCGCTTTTAAATATAGCCATTATCTTTTCTCCACAAACATTGTAATTAAACCACCATCTGCTTTATAATCACTATGTAGACCACCACCGCCACCGCCGTAAGGATTAGCACTTGGACCTCTACTACCATCATAGCCTCTAGGGTCTCTATTAATTCTAGCTTGTATACGTTGAGTCTCTGCTTTTCTAGCTGCTTCTTTAGCCACCCTTTCTGCTTCAATTTTTCTCGCTGTCTCAATAGCTTTTTTTGTAGCCAGATCCAATGCTTTTTTCTTTCCTCTTTGAAATACAAATTCTCCTAATCTAGTTCCAAGCAAACCTTTTAATCCAGTTAATACACCAAGGCCTGCTGTTTTAGTTGACATGTCATCCTCCTCTGTTGTTGGTTCACCCAGTATGCCACCTAATCCTGTTGGTAAATCTTTTCCAATAATACTATCGTCTGTGGGTCCACCTCTTGAAAATCCTACACGGCCACCGTCCGCCATATCCCTTGGATGTTTGCCAGTATTTTTAATAATCATCAACTCATCAAAAGTTTCATCACCATAAAGTTTAACACCTAATTCTTCTTCTAAAGCACTTTGAACACCTTTTGGTGCTTCTTTTTTTGGAAGACCAGTTTTTCCTTCACCTTTTACAATTTTCTCAAAATCACCCATTGGGTCATCCTTCGATAAATTAAATTCATCTAAGCCTTGAGCTTTATCTATTTCTTTTTGAAAGAACTTCATGTTTTCATCTAGCTCTTCCATTTCTTTTCTTAGCATAGCATCTTGCGTTTCTTTTAAATCAAATTTTGTTTTGATAGTTTCAATACCTTCTTGTGTGCCACCTATGATTGGTTTATCTGGATCTAAGGTTAGACCTTTTTGGTTTACAACCTTTGTTGTGTTCAAAGCTTTTTCTCTTGCTTCCATTTTAATTTTTAACAGATCAAGACCTTCAGGTTCTCTGTTCATCACAGATTTGTAACCTCTGACTAATCTGTCAAAAAATATTTTAAAATTTTTTTTGAAAGCATCTGCTTCTTTAAGACCGAATTCTAATAATTTCTTTTTACTCATTAGTAATATGTTCTCTCAACTCGAGGCAATGAATCTTCTTTTTCATCCTCCGGATGCGTTATGAACCCTCCCTGTCTAAAACGCATTATTGCTTGTGTTGTGCTGTCCACCAAATCATCATGATCACCATAAGGAAATGATGCACATTCTTCTATAACCTCTTCTGCGAATTTTTCATCGGGCGCCCAAATTTGGCCACTTTCAAACAGCGGCGCAACAGCGTTCACTCTAGCGTGTTTATCTTGGCCTTTGCTAGGTGTATAGTTTATAACAGGAATGCCCATTTTTCTCAACTCATAAGTTAATGGCATACCAGATGCCTTTGCCTCCACGATTACCGTTTCAGGATTCCAATACCGATATTGATTCCAAGCTTCTTTCTTTAACTCTGGAAACTCTAATCTTTCTTTAAATGCATCTAATAATATTAAATTAGCTGGTGAGTCTTGGTTTGGATAAAAAACTCCCCAGGTAGTAATTGCACTGTAATCTGATGTTTCTTTTTTTAAAAAGGCTGTGTCATAGCTTTGTATAATATGTTGCAACGGTGGTATGTAACCTTTATCCCAAACTTGCCACCATTCACGTTTGATGAGTGACCCTTCCTCTGCCGTTGGATTTTGCATCCATTGCGCGTTCCACTTACCTAAACTTAATGATGCTTTGACAGATTCTAACTCATCTAACTTCCAATACTGCGGCCACACCGGTTTACCTGATGGCATGATCGCTGGAAACTCTATGACTTCCCACTGATCTGATTTTAATTCTTTTTGAGATTTTAATAACATACCTGTTAGATCTTTCATATTCCAACGTGTCATAACCACAACGATAGCTCCACCTGGTTGTAAACGCTGACGCGGACCTGATGTATACCATTCGTAAGCTCGCTCTAATGCCTGAACGTTCAGCGCGTCTTGTTCCGAGTGTGGGTCGTCTATGATTAGTAGATCCGCACCACGACCCGTGATCGCCGATCCGACACCCGCTGCATAATATTCACCACCTTGTTCAGTTTCCCATTTACCCGCGGCCTGCGAATCTTCTCTTAGCCTTGTTTTAAACACCTGCTGATATTCAGGGCTATCGATTAATAGTTTTGCTTTACGACCAAAGCGGATCGCGAGTTCTGTCGTGTGGGTCGTTTGTATAATTTTTAAATCTGGTTTACGCCCCACCATCCAAGAGGGAAGAAGATAGGACGCAAATTCTGACTTAGTATGCCTGGGTGGCATATTAATAATTAATCTTTTGATCTCACCTTTCGCAAGCTTATTAAATTTTTCAGAAATTTTTTTGTGATGTTTTCCTTCGATAAACTCTGGCCACACATGTTTAACAAAAGCCAAGAAGTCTTTGTGAACCTTTTCCTGTTTTGTTTTTTCATCTAGCTTCATCGCTAGTTTTAAAAATTCTTTCTGTGCGTCCGGTGGTAATTTTTCAATAAAATCTGATTTCATAAAAATTTTTGCAGAATTTTTTTCACTTCTGTTTTGTTTTGCGTTTTGATTTTACAGGCGATCTATGTGCAAATCAAGCTATATAGGGTATGTCTTGGGACCCCTTTTGTCTAGAGGGGGGGTGGGCCCGTTAGTTTACAAGCTTATTTGGTTTTAGTTTGGGACCCCTCGGGGTGGGTGGGCCCGCGAGCCCACAGGCTCGCGGTTATTTGGCGTCACTCTTTATAGTCCCGTACACGCTCACAAATCGAGGACTAGTCTAATAAGGTATAATATGCATCAGTAAAGTTCTTTTGAAACCATTCACGACCCTTATTCATCAGGTCATAATCCTCGCTAGCCTCTGCACCTATTGTCGTATCGTAGATAGCGACAGCGAATGCAGGTATTCGCGCTGATTGCTGAAAAGTCTCATCACTGAACCTGTTGAAGATGGTCATTTCTTTGACAGGGTCTGCACCAAAATAACACTTGGTAAATGGCTTTGGTATTTCGTAATCTTTGCCCTTGTATGTAATGTAGAATTTATTATTCCACGTTTTTGCTATTGTCATAAGTTATCCTTTCTATATTCCCATAATATCCCATTGACAATATATGTCAAATCATTTATTAATTAATCTTAAAAGAAAGGATAACAAATGACTAAAATGACAAAGTATCAATTAGAGCATTTTGAAAATAAAGTTAATAGATATTTTCAACCTCTGATTGACGAGCAACAATTATTAATCAAGCAGTATAGAACTGACGCTACTAATAATGTTGTTAAAAAACTAGCAAAGAAAATGGGCGCAGATAAAATCTTGGCAAAGATGAAGGAAGCCGAAGAGTTTATGAAGGAAGCTCAAAACGACGCTAAAACTTTTTTTGAGAAGCAGTCAAAGAAAGAAAAAAAAGAAATCAGTTATCGTTTTGAAAGAGACGACGACAGGTTAAGCTATTCCGATTGCGAGGATCAATTAAGGGAATGGGCTAAAGACTTGGTTGATCGGGAAATTGAGAGAAGACCTGAAGGCGCTAAACTCAAAAACCTAAAAGACCTGAAACAAAAGGCAATAGATAACGTAATGGAAAGTGGAACGCCAGACGAACTTAAACAAAGTTTAAATCTGGTAGTTAAACATATTGGTTTAACTTGGAATGTTGATACTTCCAAAATAAAAGCTATCGCGCAAAGTTAATGATTGACAAGTCTGGGATAATATTTTATTATCCCAGACAGAAAGGATAACAAATGAACATAGAAGATATAATAAAAAAAGCACAAAAGATTGAAGACCAATCTGATTTTGTTGTTTCTTGGTTTGCAAAGAAATATAACAAAACAATTTTTAGAATTGGAACTTTAAACAAAGAGGGTTGCAGAACTTGGGAAGATTACAAAGGAAATAAATTAATGTGTTTCTGGGATCCAGTTATTAATAGATACACAACTTGTATTAACCCAATGATAACTTACAAAAAGAAACACAACTGATCCCTGGTCCATTCGTGCTGGAAGATAGCTATGGAACTTCCTAATCGTAGTAGCATGGGATGGACCTGGGATCAGTCCACATACCAGCTTAATCATGAGGGCGGACTGGTCAGTGGCCCTGGCCGCTTAATGCGCATACTGGGCCACAAGCCGGCAAGCTTGACAGGTTAAACGTTATGGGATATTATAAGAATAGAGGACACCCTGCATCACACCGCCTAATGATGGCCGTCTTTGCAGGGGCTGGTCCCGAGAAATGATAACATGAAAATAAAAGAAGCAAAACAAATTACAGGATCGATGACCCGCACGTCCAAGATGCCGGGCCTGAGCTACAGTTTACCTGCATGGGAATGCAAAACAGGTTCCAAGCTCCGGAAGGTTAAAAATAGCGTATGCAGCATGTGTTACGCTCTGAAGGGTAACTATACAAGATACAAAGCAATTAAGGCTGCACAGTACGTAAGACTGAAGGCCATCAATCACAACCTGTGGACCGATGCAATGGTGGCACAGGTGAAGCGTCAAAAATATTTTAGATGGCACGATGCAGGAGACGTCCAGAACCTGCAGCACTTAAACAAGATCTATGAGGTTTGCAGGTTAACTCCTTCCACAAACCACTGGATGCCGACGCGTGAAGCGTGGGTAAAAGATCACCTGGCGGAGAAGCCAAAGAATCTCGTTATCCGATTCTCTCCGCCAATGATTGGGCAGCGTAACGACAGCTGGCCAAATTCTTCAATGGTAGTCCTGAAGGATGCAACCTGTCCAGCCCCGAAGCAGGGCGGCAAGTGTGGAGATTGCAGGGCCTGTTGGGATCCGAAGGTGAAAGTTGTAAGTTACGGCAAACACTAATGATCTGGCATCACCCGAAGTATTACAAAGAGCTAGAGAAGAAACGAAAGGAACTTGAAAGGCAACAAGCCAACAAGCCGACAAGCCAGCAAGCCGACGAGCCCACAAGCGAACAAGCCGACAAGCCCACAAGCGATCAAGCGTCCAGCGGTTCGCGAATCAACAAGCGCTCAATATAGGTCCAATCATTCTCTGCGAGGGAAGGTACTTCACGATAGTCTGCAAGCAGACCGAGGATCGAGGAACTTTCATAAAGTTTTATCGAAGAGGAAGAGGCCTCTTCGATAAGGATAAAATTACGTTGCTTTCTGGTCAAATGAAATAGTTTTTGGTGTGCAGAAAAGTGTATTTTTTTACCTGTTGCAATCTTTAACTCAACCATAAAAAAACCACAATTATCATGGTATCCCAACAGATCTGGTGTACCAAAACTACTCCAAGATTCCAGTCTAGTCCACTGAATCTTGGGTGTATTTTTCTTTACTTTTTGCCAAAGTTTGGACTCTGGTTTCATCGTACGAAGCCTTAAAAAGTTGTCTTACAATTGTAGTAGTTGGATTGATGTCAAAGTCTCTTGCACATCCAGATAACAATATAAATATTAGTATTAGTCTCACAATTGACTGATACGATAAATTACGTTATAAGTCAAACATTATGGGAGTCCCAGCAAAATTAACCGAAAGACAGATAAAATTTGCAGAGTTATTAGTCTACAATGAGGGTAGATTATCACCTGCAGAGGCAGCCTTTCAAGCAGGTTATAAAACTAGACCAAGACAAGCTGCATCAGAATTAAGAAACCCAAAGATATCTCCTTTGGTGGTTAAATACATTGGTGAGTTGAGAGCTGAAGTGCAAGAGAAGTATGGTATTAGTTTTGAGAAACACATATCAGAGCTAGCACAAATTAGAAACCAGGCATTAGAAAAAGGTGCTTGGTCTGCTGCAGTAAATGCAGAAGTTGCACGTGGAAAAGCCGGTGGATTATACGTAGATCAAAAACTTGTTATGACAGGTAATGTCGATAACATGTCACCTAATGAAATCAAAGACAGACTTAAAAAGATTTTAGAAGATAACAAAGAAATAATTAATATTACGCCTGAAGAT